GAGGTGGCACCGTGCGGTGCCGCGCTTGGGATCAGGGGCGATCGGGCGCCGCGTAGGCGGCCCTGCCCTCGGATTCCCACCAGCGGCGGAACGCGTTGACGGCATGCTTGCCGCCGTGACCTCGCGTGGTCCGCAGCCAGTCGTCATAGAGCTGTTCGGCGACACCGATGAACGGCTCGTCATGCGTGAAAGAGGGCCACGCCTGGCATCCACAGTGGTCGTGGTACCGGTTGCCGCCCTTACGTGGGTCGCCAGCCGTTTTCGCCGACTTGTACACCGGCCCCCGGGAGGCGAGCATCGCGCACCATGCGCACGGGTCTGCGTCCGTGACTCGCGCCCAGCCGGTCGCCTGCTCGTCGGCCTCGATGGACCGTTGCATGACCTGTCGGCCGCCCTCCAGCGCGAGGTATTGGGTACTGCCGACCATGCGGACAGCGGCAGCATCCATGGCCTGCTGAGGGGTTTTGCCCGCGGCGATGGCCTTCTTGAACTCGACTGGTCCCGTCACGTCAAGAGCGCGTTCCAGGCGGTGGACGAGCAGCGGCAGTGGGCCCTCAGGGGTGAAGTCGTCGTCACTGATGCCTGCGTCGCGGCGAGCATCCATGTACGCGGAGCGAGCCAGGACCGCCGACTGCTCCCGAGCCTCCCGCACCACGGGCTTGAGGGCGGCCTGAACGGCAGGCCATGACGCGTCGACCTTCGCCGGGTTCATCAGCTCCCGCCAGATCTGCAGCACCTGCCGGGCAAAGCGTGCAGCAGCGAGCGCCTGGACGCGCCGGTATCTCTGGGGCGCCTCCGGCCCTGCCATCAGAGCACCAGATCCGGAACCGGATCCGGGGCGGGGGCGGGCTCAAGCTGGCTCATCTGCTTCTCAATGATGCCGTTCAGTCGCCCCAGCGAATCCCCTTGCTCAGCCGTCGTCTTCCAGCGTTCGACGTCGGTCTGAGTGACACCCGGGATCTTCTCCCACAGCTCCTGAGGCGGCACCCCAAGCATCGTAACGAGCTTGCCGAGCGCGTCCACGGTCTGTGCCAGCGAGCGCGCCGAGGTGTCCCGCCACACCACCTGCGCGGCCGTGTCCTCCCAGGCCTTACGGTCCCCTGCTGCCAGTCCGGCCAGGCGCAGAGCCTGCTCCCAGCCCTCGCCGAACAGGGACTCGCGTTCGTCGATCTTCCGGTCCAAGCCGTCACGGGCCGCGGCCAGGGCCTCCGCCGACAGGTTCACCATCTGCCCGAGCAAGTGGTACGGGGGCACCTGTGACAGCGTCGACATGTGCCGGATCGTCGCCTCACGGCTGTCGAGATAGCCCTTGAGGTCGGTCTGACCGAACTCGCCGAACTTGGTATCCGCGTCCTCGGCGACGAACACGCCGTCCACGCGGGAGCGGAACGGTTCGATCGGGTTGCCGTCATCGTCCTGGGGCGGTGCCATACCCGTGACCCACCGCTGCCGGAACGCCGCATACTGCTGCGCCATCAGCAGGTTGAACGTGGTCATGTTCAACTGGTCCTGGGCATCGATCAGCGGCTCCACCTCGCCGATCACGCCGTCACCGTCGAGGTCATCCGTGTTGACGAACCGCACCACGGGGCACACGCCCAAGCCGTGGTGCATCACGCCGTTCTCGTCCAGCTTCAGGCCGGAGCCGTCGACGTTGCCGGCCAGCGTATAGCGGGCCTGATCGTCGTACACCCGCACCACGCGTCGGCGGCCCTTCGCCGTGTTCTCCAGCCGGTCCTCGATCGCAAAGATCGGCCACTCGTCGTTCACGGGGTCGGCGTACAGAGCCGTCAGGCGCCGCGGTGAGAACGGGGTAACCACCGGAACCGGCTTGCCCGGCATCACCACCACATAGGAGGCGCCGTAGGTGAGGGCGGCCCGGTGCACGCCGTGCTGTCGCGCGTCCAGCCTGTTGGCCTGCCACACCTGCCAGGGCGAGGCATTGTCGTCAGCGCCCTTCGGCCGGTAGCCGTCGACATACATGTTCTGCGAGACGACTGTGACGACCAGCGGAAGGATCTTCACCTTCGCCCGCTCGATCAGCCACCGATACTCCGCCCGAGCGCCCGCAGGCACATAGACGCTCGCATGCTTGCCCGCCATGTAGTCGGCGATCCGCTGCAGCCGCGGCTGCTCGACCTCGCGTAGCTTCAGCAGCCGGCGCGCCGTCGACACCGCCTCGTCTTCGCCCATCAACGGCATGACGCGCCCCCTCTCCCGCTCACGCGAATCCGTGGACACGCCCAGTGCGTTGCCGCTTCTTCTGCCTCTTGGACCAGTCCGGCGACGCCAGCAGAGCTCGTCTGGCCATGTCCGCCAGCTGCATCGCCGCGAAGGCGTCCACCTTCTTCGGGGACTCCCGCGACTCCTTGCCGAAGGAGACGCCCCACTTGTTCGGCCTGCGGCGAGCGTTCGCAACGTGCCGTTTCAAGACCGGATCGCCGGTGTGCCGAATCTTCTGGTCGACGATGGCCTGCACCAGCGCCTCAGTCGCTTTCGTCAACTCCTGCTGATGGCCACGCATGTCGTAGCCGATCACCGACCGCGCGGAAGCCTTCGCCAGCAGCTCGTCGCGGTACGTCTCGCCCCACTCGTCGATGTACGACTCCCACAGCTTGACGTCCGCGAAGAACGCCCGGACCTGGAACCGGCCGAACGCGTGCGCCACCAGGTCGGAAACCTGCTTGCGGTCGACTTCCCAGTTCTTGCCCAAGGGCCCCTCGGGGCGCTCCCAGATACCCAGGGGCTGCACAAGCCGGTCCGCGATCCGCATCGCGATCAACGCGGTCGCGTCATCGGTCTTGCCGCCGTCGAAGCCGAGCGTGATCTCGTCCCCGTCCTGCAGCCGCTCCCCCGACAGACACTTCGCCCACTCCCCCGGATCCAGCAGCGCATCCTCGGCGGCCACCGGCTGGTTCAGCCAGTACCGGCGCGAGTCGGAAGGCGAGGACTGCGGATCCCAGATCTCGGCGATGATGCCGTCCAGGTCCATCCAGGCCGCCGCCGGCCCGTAAGCCTCCTTCAGGCCGGCGAGCAGAGCGTCGCGATCGGACAGGTCCACGCCGTCAACAGCCTGGCGGTGGTCGAACAGCAAACCGGCCGCGTCCGCGTCACGAACCCGGCCCTCCTTGATTGCCTTGAAGTAGGTGTGGGTTGCCTCCGCCACCGAATCCTGCCCCGGCTCGTACATCGTCGACGTCTCGAGGCACCACGGTTCGGCTTCCTTGCGCTTGCGCAGGTTCCGTCGCACCGTGCCGTGCATGCGCCGCAACTCCGGCAGGACGTACAAGTGGGTCTCGTCGAAGACCGCGAAGGTCTCCTTACCGCCGTCCTTCGCCGCGGACGACGCCGTCGACGGGGTAATCTCGCCCCGCTGATGGTGCAGGATGATCCGGCTTGAGGACTGCGCCGACTTGCCGATATCGATGCCGGGGAAGTCGTCTCCGTGGTGCTCGATGAGGTACTCGAGCATCGTCGACACGTTGTCGTAGGTGTTGCCCGACTGGCCCTCCTCGGTCGCCAGGCAGCGGATGAACGGCGACTTCACCGGCCTGCCGACCGGCTCCCCGTTCGCATCCCAGCCGTCGAACCGCACCGGGAACAAGGCTTCGGAGCACACCAGCATCCCGGCGATCTCCGACTTCGCCCGGCCCTTGGCCCGCGACAGGAACGCCCGCCGGTAGACCCGCCGGCCAGTCTCGGGATCCAGCCGGTACGCCTTGACGATGAACGCGTAGAACTCATCGTCCAGTTCGATCGGCTCGCCGACAACGTCGCCAGGGCCGTGGCACAGGTACTCCTCGATGTGCTCCACGATCTGATGCCCGAGCGAAGGGAACTCGCCCTCGTACTGGGGACCACGCCACGGCATGGCACCCCCTAGCCAGCGTCCTCACTCACGATCCGCAGGTTCTTCCGCCGGTCCGACGTCGACCGCGGCGTCTCCGCCTGGACCGTCTTGTCCGCCGGGGTCTCGATCTTCAGCTTCAGACGCATCCGATCCTCAGGCGTCGCCCCGTACTTCGCTGCCCTCAGCCGGACCTCAGAAGCGAACTCCCACCTTCCGCGGCTCCACATGATGGCGTGGAGAAGTGCCGTGTCGAGGAGGAAGTCCCAGTCCGTGTCGATGAACGTCTGCGCCTGAGGGGAGCGCCGCCAGGTATCCCACCACTGCCTAGTTCGAGGGTGCCAGTCCTCCCCATCAGGAAGGACCCCCTCAGGCAGCGGCGGCCCGCGCAGCTCGCCGTCGTCCTCGACGCTCAGCATCTCGGCGTCGCGCGCTTTGGAGTCGCGTGCTCGCGACCGTGTCGCCTTGGGCGCCATGCCCCGTCCTGCCATTGCGAGCGCCCTCCCTCCGATGACGCCACACCGATAGGGGCGTAGCGTTCTTCGATAGGTTGCAGCCCTGACAGGCAGGCAACAGGTTTCCGATCGAGTGACGGCCGCCGCGGGCGATCGGCACTACATGGTCAAGGTGAAGGCTCTCCGGCTTGATGCCGCAGTAGGCGCAGCGTCCGCCGTAGCGGTGGATCAAGCGCCGCACATCGCGAGACGTCACCACCAGCCCAGCCGAGCTACCCAGCTTCCGCAGGCGCCTTCGAGCGGCCCGAAGCTTCGCAGCACCAGGGTTCCGGGCCTCCCAAGCTCGGTTGTCGGCCCGTCGAACCTCGCGATGTCGTAGGTACGAGCGTCGCACCGCCGCCCGCTTCAGGTCTGCGTTCTCTGCCGCCCACCGCTTGATGTACTCCGGGTTTGCCAACGCCCAAGCTCTGGTGCGCTCGGCCCTGATCGCTCGATCCCGGATCAACTCGGCTCGCTTGCCGCACTGCTTCCTGCAGTACTTCGCATGTGTTGGACGGTGGCCGATGGAGTCCCCGCACGATGCGCAGGTCCGCGGCCCCAACTGGACGAGTCGCTCCGCCCGCTTAGCCTGATCCTTTGCGCGTCGCGCATCCGGGTCGCGCTTCGCCACCTCGGCGGCCTTGCGGCACTTCGGATCGCAGTAGCGAGCCCGAGCATGACGAGTTGAGATATCCGCGCCGCATTGAGCGCAGGTACGCTGTCCCACATCGACTCCTACACAGTCGGTCATGCCCCGGGGGTGTTCCCGCACCCGCCGGGGTTCCTCATGGTCTCAAACGGCACCGACAATCACAGCAAGTCGGCGATCACCTGCGAGATATCGGCCAGTGAAGACGGAGCACCCTCGAACGGATCACCCGTCACAGTGATGTAGCGGCCACGGTCGTACACCTCGACGCAAGCCTCCCCGCGCCGCATCCGACGCCCCCGGCCCACCGTGCCGTAGCCCCAGATGTGCAGGCCAGTACCGGACGGCGACACCTCGATGTACGTGCGCGGCACCCGGTCAACGATCTCCCGCGCCCAGCCGGCCAACACGCCGCCAACCAGGGCGTGATCGAGGTCGATGCACACCAGGCGATCCAGCGAGCTCAAGACGAAGCCGACAC